TAAATCTAGTATTGTAGTGGGAATACTTGGAGCCATATTAATGAGCCAAGGAATTTGGCTATGGCTACCGTTTTAAAATGGATTATCATATTAGGGTTATTAATTACTCTTACCGCATCTAGTAAAGAAAAAGTAGATGAGATTTTAATTTGTGTTAGGTGGCAGTGGACTGGAGATGTTTTTAACAGAAAAGTATACTGCGTAGAGTGGATTAAAAAGGACTGTTCTAAACGATTATATAAAGACATATGTAAAACAGGGGGTTAATTATGGACCCAATTACAATAGGTCTTGCTTTTAGTGCTGCACAAAGTGCTGTAAGTCATATCAAGCAAGCTATAGCACTAGGTAAAGATGTTAATAGCCTTGTAGGGCAGTTCAGTAAATTTTTTGAATCATCTGACGCTATTCACAGAGCCAGAACTCAGCAAAAAGCCAAAGCGCAAATGCTTGGTAAAACAGATGCAGAATTAGGCAAAGAAGCATTACAAATTGCTATGCATAGTGACGCACTTCGTGAACAAGAGCGCGAATTAAAAGACATGATTATTTGGCAGATGGGCAAACCGCAAATCTGGGAACAAATGATTAAAGAACGTACTAGGTTATTTAAAGAACGTGCAGAAGCCGAACATGAAGAAGAAAAACGCAAATTAGCACACAAGAAGAAAATGGCAGATCAGTTTATATTTGCTATGTATTTTATAGCAGGATCTATCATATTGTTTGCTGTAGTAATGGGCGGCGTTGGTGTTTACGGTGCAATAGAAGAAAAAAGAATTTATGAAGAAAAAGTTGCCAAAAGAAATTTAATTCTAAGACAACAACAAAAAGAACGAGATGCAAAAGAGCGTGAAGCTAGAGATAAGGCAATTGCAGGAGGATAACTTATGTATTTTAATATAATCATTACCACAAACGATGTTATATTCTTTTTGTGTATGATACCCCTGTTAATGGTGTTTGGTGTCATGTTTAAAGATTGGTACAATGACAAGGACCGATACAAATAAATGGATCCGTTAACACTCTTTGCTCTTGCCAACGGAGCTGTATCTGCTGTTAAAGCTGGTTGTCAACTATACAAAGATATTAAAGGTGCTGCAGGTGATATTAAAGGTGTTCTTAAAGATTTAGATGAACAATTTCATAATAATTATAAAGATAAACCTGCTACTGTAACACAACGTAATGCATATATAGAAGAAAAAAATCGTGTAATAGAATTAAATAAAAAACAAGGTGAAATAGCTGGTATATATACAGAAATTGGTAATCATCTTGGTACATACTATGACAATCTTAATAAATGTATGGCAATATTTGCTGAAGAAGAACGTCGCAGTAAAACACAAGTATATACAGGAGATGACAGTTTAGGTAAACGTGCATTACAACGTGTTTTAATGAAAAAACAATTAGAACAAATGGGCACTGAATTGCGTGAAATAATGGTATACCAAAGTCCTCCTGAGTTGGGTGCACTATATACTGAAGTAGAAGAAATGATGAAAGAAATGGGTAAAGAACAAAAAATTCTTATTACCATTCAGATGCAAAAAGATGCAATTCAAGCTAAAAGACGCGCAGCCCGTATGAAACATCTTAGAGATGAATTTCTAATAGGTATTGCAATTATTGTTGTAATATTCACTATGGCGGGCACATTTTTATGGGTAGCTTATGATAGACAACAAAAGTATCCACAATACGGTACTGGAATATTTCCTAGAAACCCCGATAAACGGGAAGAAAAATATATTTATATAGGTAGGTGACCATGGCAGCAGAAGAATATGCTAAATTAAGTGATAGTGAAAAGAAAAAAGAAGATTGGATGAATTCAAAATGGCGTCCAATGATGGGTTGGATTTATATGTTAACTTGTATAACTGACTTTATTATATTTCCAGTACTGTGGAGTATTTTACAAGCAGCAATGAAACAACCTATTACTCCTTGGCAACCTATTACACTACAAGGTGCAGGATTATTTCACTTGTCTATGGGTGCTATTATTGGTGTAGCAGCTTTTGGTCGTACACAAGAAAAATTAGCTGGAGCTCAAAATGGCGGTGCAACAACTACAACAACAGGGCTTCAGGGCTATGCAACAACACCTGGCGTATTTCAAGCAACACGAGTACAGTCGCCAACAATCCCAAGCGGATTTAATGGAACAAGTACCAGTGATTTTACTCAACCACAGGTTAGAGTTGGATTCGGTGGAAGAATGGCACCAGAACAACCGCTTTACCCTCAACTATAATGGTATTTAAAAATGGCAACAACAAGATCAACAACTGCAACAAGCCCTCAACTTTCAGAACGAGTAGCTACCCTAGAAACAAAAGTAGATAATATTTGTGACAAGGTAGGAGAATTAAAGGCTGATGTAAAAGACATGCATGATTGTTTAGATAAAACTAGAGAAGATTTAATGGCAGAGTTAAAAGGTATGAATCAACTTAGTACTCAACAACATGAAAAATTGGCTGAAAAAGTAGGTGATTTAGAAAAATTTAAAGCTAAAGGTACTTACTTAATTATGGGTGCAGTAGCAGCACTTGGATGGGCGGCAGGACATACTTCTGCTCTTGGACTTTTTAAATAATAGGAAACAGTATGAAAAAATTATTTTGGACAAGTTTGATTGTTCTTGGGTTTACTACTAGTGTATATGCAGCGGAAACTAAAAAAGTTTGTCACGAAAAGAAAGACAAAACAGGTAAAACTGTACAAGACTGTAAACAAGTCAAACAGCATAAAAAACTGGAAACAGAAACCAAATCAGATAAAAAGTAATATTCATTAACAAATTCCTGTGGTTTGTTAATGCAAACCACCATTATTATCCCACCTAAGGAAGTTTATGGCAAGTGGTAAAAGAGCAAGACGTATTGACAATGTAGTTCAATTAAAAACAAATCCTGTAGCTTATGGATTTCAAGAAATTAAACCTCTAAACTTTATTCAAGCTGAATATTTAAGAGCTATTCAGTCAAATCAAGTTGTATTTGGAGTAGGTAGTGCAGGTACTGGTAAAACATATATTGCTGCTACTTATGCTGCTGGAGAGTTATTTCATAAACGAATACAAAAAATTATTCTTACTCGACCTAATGTTGAAACTGGACGTGGACTTGGATTTTTACCAGGTACGTTGGAAGAAAAGTATGCGCCTTATTTAGAGCCTTTTGATAGCGTATTCTCGCGCAGCCTTGGAAAAGGTTTTTATGAATATGCATTAAAATCAAAAGATATTGAACCAAAACCACTAGGATTTATGCGCGGTTCTACTTTTGATGATTGCATTGTTTTATTAGACGAAGCACAAAATGCTACAAAAGATGAAATGAAAATGCTGTTATCACGCATTGGTAAGAATTGTAAAATGATTATTAGTGGTGATGTAGATCAAAGTGATATTCCTGAATCTGGATTGTCTGATGCTGTTAATAGATTAGACAGAATTCCTGGAATTGAGGTAGTAAGGTTCTTGGATGACGATATTGTACGTAGTAAAATGTGTAAACAAATTATTTTAGCTTATAGAGATTAATTATGGCAGAAATGTATAAACCCACTGAGGGTATGGCTAGTGCGGCAAAGCGTGCACTTAAATGGCATGAAGAAGGTAAGCCTGGTGGTACTATGGTTGGTTTAGCAAGAGCCAATCAATTAAAAGACAGAAATGATTTATCTGCTAGTACTGTATTAAGAATGTTTTCATTCTTTAGTCGCCACGAAGTAGATAAACAAGCTACTGGTTTTAATAGTGGTGAAGAAGGTTTTCCAAGCAAAGGTAGAGTGGCTTGGGATTTATGGGGTGGCGATGGTGGGTTTAGTTGGAGTCGTGAAAAACGTGATCATATTATGAATACGCGTAAAGACTATGACGTAGTACAGTATGCTGCTACCTTTTTATCAAGTTCTGATGGCTAAAAGAAAAGCCCCTAAGTATTGCTACTTAGGGGCTTTTTTTTTTTTGCTTAGCTAAACTTCTTTTTTAGAATTCTATAGCGCCCATGAAATTTGCTAGAATAAGCAAATTTATTTGCCATATCAGTAAATTCTTTTTGGTCTATTAAATGTGTTTTTAGTATAACTTTTCGTTCAGTTAGTGGTAAAATATTGAGTAAAGGTTCTCCGCCGTATAAATCAATATCTGCATTAACTTTTTTAGGTAACCACATATTACAATTTGCACCACATTGATATTTATAGTTTAAAACTCCTCCAGGAATTCTAAACTTAAACATATTGCTAGGCTTGTTCCAGTCGTTATGAAATAATTGAAAATTTATTCCTGATTTTTCTTGTAATTGCCAGGGTGCAGTAATTTTCATATGTATAAGGTCTGCAAACTCTTCGTGGTCAAATTGAGCACTAGGATGATGCCCAATTTTCATATCTTCAGCAGAGCTTTTCCAGGCAAAGTTGCCGTGTTCGTCGTACTTTAGTTTTAAATCACACCACAGAGGGATAGTAAACATATTTTTATACATGTCTAGTAAACCCTCACATACTTTAATAGTAGCCATAGGAGTGAGAATTGGGCTGTTTTCACTACTTATTTCGCAGTGAGACTTCAAAGATTTCCACCACTCTGGATATATTTGTGTAGATTTTACAACAGGGTTTTGGTGAAAAACACCTGCATGAAAGGTATATGCATCTAAAGTAACCGGGCGTAGCCTAGATATAATGTCAAACATCTTTACTATCTTTCTCATCAGGTAGTTGCGCTTGCGCCTGTTTTAGAATTTTCTGAGTTAGTGGATTAGCAGTCTTAGCAGGTAACTCTTGGAGTCCTGCTAAGATTGTATTTGCTTCTTCTACTGTTACTTCTAGTGTGATAATTTTATCTTTTTCTGTCATTTTACTGGACAAGCTCCTGTACTGCAGTCATCACCAACAATTTCATCAAAGCTATTAGCATTGTCAATTGAAACAGGTTTTAAACTATGTACATAGTTTCTGTAAGTTTGTTCGTCTACTACTTCTTGTGGAAGGTATAAGTAGCCTAAATCTTTTGCTGTTTTGGTTGGATCTGTGCGATAAATAAAACTAACACCAACATAGCAATCCCAATTATCTAATAACCAGTCAATAATTGCTGGTACTTCAGTAGGATCATAGCTAATTGTTACACTAGTATTTTGTTGAGTCCAGCTAGTCTGAATCAATTTATATTTTTCTAGTTGATCTACTGCACTGTCTAAATTAACTTCTTTTCCATTTTGTTTGTGAAAAGGAACATCACTCCATTCTACAGGAAAAGTAATTAATACTCCGCTAGGGTCAGTTGGATGGTTAATTACATTGTAATTGGATTCGCGTAATACTTCAACGACAGGGTCGAATCTACTAAACTGTACATTGTTGAATATGTACTTGCCCAAGGGTTTGTGGACGCCTTCGGTTGTGTCCATGATTTTTGACAATGTCCCACTTGGTTTGATACAAGTAATGTTTTTAGGTCTTGGTAAGCCCAACTCTTCTGCCATGCCAATGGCTGCTGCTGTTGCGGTGCGTTTAAGGTATTCATAATCATATCCAGTCATATCAGGACGTTTAGCAATACCGGTAAGTCCGACTCCACATAAACGCAAGAAGTAGTTGTTGAGGTGCCAGGACTCCTGCAAAATACCATCTTGTAGGTTAACACATGTTTGTCGGTAATT